ATACTCTAAAACATCTGAAACGTTACACTCGAGCACCTCGCAAATACGGTCAAGATGCTCCAAGTTTACCCGGTCCGTTAGTTCATTGTAAAGTTCATTGATTGTGGCTCTCCGTATGCCCGTCTTTCTAGCAAGATCCGCTTGTGTCCACCGACGCTCACCGAGCAATTTTGACAGATGGTTTTTGATCATCTGATCGCCCCGCGTATTATAATACGCGATTTCGTTCTTATTATCCGATATACGGACTAAAAGTACGAATATCGTACAAGGCGATGTTAATAATTACGGATGATTATTTCCTTGAATGAACCTTGATTTTTCCCCGCACCAGATAGCGTTTCCCGGCGTGCAGTGGCTTTTATATCACACCAGTCATATAACTCCCGAATACGCGGATCATCGTTGTACGAAAGCACAAACCGGCCCTTGAGCTCTTTAAGATTTGTGGCCAGCCGCAAGTGGTCTTTCCATCCGAACGTACCTTCATAGTTTTTCTCAGTTCCAAGATATGGAGGGTCCAGATAAAATAAGGCGTCCGGCCGATCATAGGTCTTCAAAATAGGTTCAAAATCACGGTTTTCAATTTTGACACTTTTCAGCCGGAGCTGAACCTGCTCCAGATAGTCAATAGAACATCCGATTCCATTGCCAGATGTAGCAAAGGTTTTTTGATTGCTTCCGAAAGAATTTTTGAGCACGTAGAAAAAGCGTGCCGCACGCTGAATATCTGTGAGGCCATCGGTATGCAGTTGAGCCATGGCAGCGAAGAATATCTCACGCGCGGAAACAAGCCACTCCAGTTCTTCCTGGAGGGCAGCTCTGTGATACTTGATGCAACGGAATAAATTGACAATCTGACCATCTCTGTCATTAATCACTTCGAGCTGTCCGGGCTGTTTCTCTCTGCCGAAAAACACCCATCCAGCGCCGAAAAACACTTCGATATAGCGGCCAACACCGTCCTGCGGGAAGAGTGCAATGATCTCTTTCCGCAGGGCGCGTTTGCCGCCGATCCAACCGATTGGACTATTCATATAGCAATCCACCTTATATAGTTGTAGGCGATCAGATGAATCACTACATTGTTATTTGTACCTCTGTCACGCATTAGGAGGCACGCCGCTGGTGTGCATCTCAGCTTTGCCGCCCGCATCCGCGACACCGATCACGTCCTCCAGAACAATCTCCCCAATGTCTGGGTTTTGCAGTCTTTTGATGAAATCACTGGTATAGTTAGAACCTCGGGAAACGACGATGCCAGTGAACAGCATGCCCAACCACGGAATCGCGAAAGAGACGCCCACAAGGGTGTACAGGTCAACCCCTGCCGCAAAGCAGATAAAGACTGAGAGCAGGATTGCCGCCAGTTGCGTGGCGAAGGTCTTGTACTGCTTTTTTTCCAGCATTTCAATGATGGTTTTACTGTACTGGATAAGTGCTTCGACCGTGATGGCAAGCACAAGAATCAAAACAATTGTCTGCATAAAAACATCCTCCTTAATGAAAAAGTATACACAGAAGCGACAGGATGCAACCGACGCTAGACGCCAGCAACATATGTCTTAATATTCGACACTTTTTCGTCTGCAGCGTCCGCGCGCTGTATGGCCGCGTCACGCTCTTTTGTAAGCTGCGCAATCTGCGCTTCAAACCCGGATGTATCGCCACCGCCAGCCTGCGCCATACATGCCGTGATAGCATCCCCAGCGGAAAGGCTCACGATTTCGCTGCGGTCGGGGAGCACCACGGCATAGCGCTTTGCCGCGCCGGCTTGGATGCGCACCCAGGTATAAGTGCCGTCGCTGCCCACCTCCGCCTGTATGGGGTACTGCTCTCCCACCTTCAGGCGGCCACCGTTGTATTCCATATCGACAGCGGTCACATCCGCGACCGAGAACACCTCACACTTTTCCGAAAGTACCTTCAAAAATTTCATGTCGCTGTCCTCCGTTTCATTGATTGCTTCGCCATATGTGCCCACGGCGTTGGGGTGCCCGGTGTATGCGGTTGGATCAAGTCCCGCCCCGGTGGTCGTGGCCCGCACCTCGAAATGGCAGTGTGCAAAGGGCGGGCTTGCCAGCGCCGCGTTGCCCGTGTTGCCCATCACCGCCAGCGCATCACCGCTTTTCACCCGCTGGCCCACGGATACCAGGTTCCGCGCATTGTGGCAGAAATACAGGTAGTTCACCACGTCTGGCGTCTGGCCCGTATCCAGCTCCACGCACACATACCAGCCCCATTCCCATGTTTTATTGCCTGTGGACTTGTCCACTTTGCGGGCTGTAATGACCCGTCCGGAAATAATTTTGCCCTTGTAATCAGGCATCAGGATAGTAGAGCTGTCCAGCCCCTCCTCATCGCTGCCGCCGTGCCAGCCCTTGCCGTTGTTCCGGGTATAGCCCCACCGGCTGTACCCGTACCGCACCCGCACGCGGCCCTTAAAAATCGCCATGGTATACCTCCAGAGTAAAAAGCGCCCCGTTGGGGGGTGCTGTGGTTACGTATCGCTTGCCAGCCGTTCGCCCAGTGTTACGGATAGCTGACGGCCATAAACGGCCGGTGTTTTGCTGGTTTCTTTCTGCACCTCAACCTCTTTATCCTCCCAATCGCCCACAAGGGCGTATGCGGAAAAATCCTTATGCGCAACTCCGGCCAGCTGTTCATCCGGTTCATCCGCCGTCTCGTTGTCAGGGTAATAAATGGTAAAGGTTTCAAGGTTCCCGGGGACGATGTCTGCTCGGATGGCGTCAAACTGCTCTGCACCTGCGCGGAACGTGAGCTGTACCGTATTGCGACGGCGATTTCGCATCATTCCTTCGCCCTCTTGTGGCTGCTCGATTTCGTATTTATGGCCGTTTGCCAGTCTGATCAAACTCATGGTCTATATCCTCCTGAATCAGGTCACGACGATTACACCACCGTACAGCCTTACGCAGCTCTGCAATCTCATTGTGGACGTAGATGCGCGCCGTGACGGAGATGTCCTTGTGTCCTAATATTTTACTTATTGAATAGATGTCAGCGCCATGCCGGCGCAGGTAGGTTCCATAGGTGTGGCGTAGTTCATGTGCGGTAAGCTCCGGCATGCCGGGGTGCGCTTGTGCAAGTCTTGCCATTTCCGCCTTGAGCCTTCGGCTCCATGTATCGGGTCTTAGGGCGGTATCACCGGAAATGAGATACTTTCCCGCGTAGCGTCGCTGGAGAGCATCTATGGCTTGCAATGCCCGGTCGGAAAGAGGGCAGACGCGATAGCTTCCGCACTTGGGAGAGCGCTCCACCGGCTTGCCCGATACCCATGCGATACTGCGCTGCACTCGGTAAAGCCTGCGTCGTCGGTCAATGTCCTCGGGATGCAGCCCCACCAGCTCTCCACGGCGCATGCCGGTTTCCAATAGTAATACGACCTCCGGCATACGGCTCAAAAACCAGCGGGAGGCGATCTCGATTTGTCTGTCATTGTAGACCTCCTTTATCTGAGGCAGAGCCATGCTTTCCAGCTTACATCCGTCGGCGGGGTTGCTGGTACATAGCCCATTACTGCATGCGCTGCGAAAAATCCCATTGACACACATGCGGATCTTCCCGCACATGCTGGGAGAGAGACTGGATGCCTGTTGATAGAACCGCAGGATATCCGCTGGCGTCACATCCACCAGAAGCATGTGTCCAAGTGCTGGAAGGATATGCCGCCGAATTGGCAGTTCATATGTGGTGCTATATGCCGGATCTGTGATGTAGGGCCGCTTGTACAGAAGCAGCCACTGCGCGGCCCAGCCCGACACCGTGTACAGGTCGGAACATTTTTCAGCCTGCCCATGTTCAGCGATATATGCAAAATATTTTGCCTTGGCTTCGGCCTTTGACCGCCCGTAAAACACCCGTTTAACAGGTGTTTTATCCGCTTTATAAGCAATAACCCCTTGGTATGTTTGCAATTTTTTACGCATAATGATACCCTCCTTTTTTTAGGAGGGTATCATTTAATACATGTTTTGTATTATTTTTGGAACACAAGCTTC